CACAAGCAGTCAAGATACACAAGCACGTTGAGTATGTAAAATCTGCACAGGATTATGGTTTCGATGACACAGCGCAAACGTCAACGTCAACAGCAACAAGCTTTGACAACGAAGAGGAGTTCTAACTATCGAAGCAAGTTTGAAGCATCGGTTGCAAAGAACCTGGTCGACAACAAGATTAAATTTTCCTATGAAACCATCAACATTGATTACATCATCTCTAGCAGTTACTGCCCTGACATCATCTTTGATAATGGAATTATTTGCGAAATCAAAGGCTTATTCCGCAAGGAAGAAAGGCGAAAACATCTTGCGATCAAGGCGCAACATCCCACATTAGACATTCGTTTTGTTTTTCAAAACAGCAAGACAAAAATTAGCAAAGCTAAAGGAAGCCTGACCTACGCTAAATGGTGCGAGAGGCATGGCTTCCTCTACGCTGACAAAATTATCCCACCACATTGGTATCATGGAACAAAAGAAACTTGAGAAACTACAGAAATTATTTGCACTAGCAAGTAGAAATCCTAATGAAAATGAAGCAAGTGTTGCTGCGTTGAAGTTTATCTCTGCGCTAAACAAAGATGCTTTGCATATAACAATCTCAGAACAGCCACAACCTACAGGAGAGCAGATTAACAAGGCATTGCAAGAACATTATCAAAGAGGATTCCAGGAGGGAAGAGTTAGTGCCTATGACGATGGCTATGCTGCTGGATACAACAAAGGCATACACGAAAATATGCAGCAGGAGACTGTAAGAGAAGAGCGAATTTATCAACCACATTCAACAGCAGCAAGCACTTTGTATGTACATAATCATGGCGGTCACACTATTACAGTTGGCTTGTAATGCAGAGGAGTAAGTACATAAGTAAAGAACCTTGCCCAGAGTGTCAGTCGAAAGATAACGTAGCTGTTTATGACGATGGGCATAAGTATTGTTTTGGCTGCGGTTGGCAGTTCCAACCACCTAAAGATAAACCTATTAAGTTTGAGAAACCATTTAAGATGAAGGTTACACCGCTACTACCATTCGTTACACCAAAGGCTTTACCTAAACGTGGAATCACTAAAGAGACTTGCGAACTATATGACTATGGGTATGCAGAATATAACAACCAGGTAGTCCAGGTTGCTACATACCACGACAAGATAGGCAAGCCAGTTGCACAGCATCTTCGATACAAAGACAAGAGATTTGGATGGGTCGGAGACACTAGCAATATGCAACTTTGGGGTCAAAAAATTTGGAGACAAAACCACGGAACAGAAACCAAAGTCTTTGCTGTAATTACAGAGGGCGAAGTTGATTGCCTTACTATCTCACAGATCCAGGGCAACCGCTTCCCTGTAGTTAGTTTGCCAAATGGCTGTCAATCAGCTAACAAGTACATAGCTGCAAACTTAGAATGGTTATCTCAATTCAATCGTATTGTAATTTGTTTTGACTCAGACAAGCCTGGCATGGATGCTGCCGAGAAAGCAGTTGAAATCCTACCTCCTGGCAAAGCAGCAATATGTAGACTGCCAAGAAAAGACGCTAACGAAATGCTCCTCGCAGGAGAGGGGGAAGAACTTAAGGATTTATTATTCAAAGCAATCCCTGCTAGGCCAGATGGAATACATAACGCCTATGATTTATGGGAACAGTTAATAAAGAAAGACGAGACAGGTGTATGTAGCTATCCATTCCCTATGCTTAATAAGATGTGTCAAGGGTTTCGCAAACAAGCACTCGTAACTATCTGCGCAGGAACAGGGTCGGGGAAGAGCCTACTTTGCAGGGAAATGGCTTATCATTTTCTAAACAATGGACTTAAGGTGGGGTGGATTGGTCTTGAAGAAAGCAGTAAAAGAAGTATGCAAGGCATACTGTCTATTGCGCTAAATAAACCATTGCATTTAGAGCAGGATAATGTAGAAGAAAAAGAACTACGCCAGGCATTTGATTATATTTTTGCTGGCAATAGGTTTTTACTCCTGGAACACTTTGGTTCATTAGATCCAGACAGGTTATTAGAACAGATAACGTACATGGCAACAGGAGAAAACTGTGACGTTATCTTTTTAGATCACATAAGTATTGTTGTATCAGGACTGACAGTAGGAGATGAAAGAAAACAAATAGATGTATGCGTTACTAAGCTACGACAGGTGGTAGAAAAGACAGGCGTAGGTTTAGTTATGGTAAGCCACTTGCGTAGGACTGATGGTAAACCAGCTGAAGATGGAGGCGATATAAATTTAGCCAGCTTAAGAGGAAGTCAAAGCATAGCTCAGTTAAGTGACTTAGTTGTATGCGGTATCAGGTCGCAGACTGATGAAGAAAAGAACAACGAGCTACAACTAAAAGTGTTAAAGAATAGACACACAGGTTGCCTGGGCATGGCAGATAAACTTACATATACAGAAACAACAGGTCGCCTTATGGTGGCTGCATCAGATTTTTTTGGGGAAAAATTATGACACTATTGATAGATGCTGATTGGCTAATTT